TTGCAGGAGCTTGTTGAGCATGGATGCTGCGTTGACGGCCGTGACTTCTGCGCCTGCTGCGATGACAGCCATCTGCTTGCGAATTGCGTCATAGTACTTGGTCTGCTGCGGAGTCAGAGGCACCTCGCGCGTGGAGTACAGCATGTCCGGCAGGTCCAAGCACTCGGCTTTGGTGAACCGGATGGCTGGCTGCAGAACTTGGTGCACGATAGCTTGCGCATCTTGACGCGGGGCCCATCGGTACTGCGAGAGCTTAATCATCACGCGGTCACGGAACGCACCGAAGAAGCGAGGTACAGCATCAGGGTTCACGAGCTTGGCCAAGCCGTACGCATCGAGCGGAGACTGCGATGCAGGTGTGCCCGTCATCATCCACAGCCGGGTAGTGGGCTTGACTAGTGCGGCTAAGCATTTCCAGCGTTCGGTCTGCACCGTCTTGATTGCGTTGGCCTCGTCCACAATGATGAGATCAAAGTCACCGTCGATCAGCTCTTGCGTCACAACCTTCACGCCATCGAAGTTGATGATGACAAACTCGTAGTTGCCCTTGATGACTGCCTGACGTTGGGTGCGTGAGCCTTGGGCGATAGCCACGGTGCGGTGCATCACTGTCTTGAACAAGTCCGAGCGCCACGCTGTCTCCATGATGGACACGGGGCACACCACGAGCACGCGCTTGACCTTGCCTTGCGTCATGAGGTAGTCGGCAGCCCACGCAGCAGCGCTAGTCTTGCCGGTGCCCGCCTCATTGAACACGAAGCATCGGGGGTGGAGTGTGAGGAAGTCTGCAGTGGTGCGTTGGTGGTCGAACGGGGAGAACATGCCCGGCCATTTGTATCGACCTCTGATGGGGCTTGGGACATCCTTGATGCCCATATTGCGTAGGAGCTGCACTTCATCGAAGCCCCAGTTGACCAGCAGTTGGTCTACGTCGCCGTTGCTTGCAACGACCTTGCTCTTGGGGATGATCGCAGTGATCTGCCCTGCTTTGCGCGTGTTGAACAGCAGCGCTTTGTCTTCAATGACTTGCATAGATTGTGAATAGAAAATGTTGATGGACGGAAAAAGTGGCCGGGTAGTTGCCTACCCGGCCAAATATCTAGGAGAGTCAATCATGCCAGCGTTAACCGGCACGCAAATCGTAACTTATTTTTTGCGTTCGCGCTTGGAAATTTGGGACTTCATCGCACCTGTTTTTGTGCGGGAGAAGCTGGTGTTCTCAGACTGCGGGGATGCCCGCAGGTTGCTGAGCTTGGACGTGCCGCCCTTGGACATGGCCTTCTTGTGGTCCACATCAACGGTTGCTGGCAGGTCGCCGTTGGCCTTCTCGTACGCACGTCGCGCCTTGTGGCGTTCGGACTGTGCCTTGAGCTGCTCAGGTGTGCCCTGATACCGCTCGTACTCTTGCTTGTAGTTGCGCTTAGTTGCCATGATGGTACTCACATGAAGTAACGGGGCAGAACTTGCAGAGGGCGGAGCTACGGGGATTCCACACCCCCACGTCAACGGCCTTCTCGATGGCCCCGGCTCTGCCTGCCCACTTGGACAGAATCTCGGGGAGCTGGTCACGAGTGTACTCAGCCTTGATGATGTCGCCAACCACTACGAACAGCAGGGCACCCTTGACCTTATCCACCGTGGGGTGGTGCAGCATGACCATAGCAGCCATGAGTTCGAGCTGCGCAGTGTCTGCATACCGGCTGGACTTGCCCGTCTTGTAGTCGCCTACGAGGGCTGTTTTTCCTGACTTGAGGATGGCGAGATAATCCGGCAGCCCTCGGTACCATACATCTTTGTCAAAAAATCCACACGGCGTAAAGTCTGCTCGGATACCCAGCTTTTCTTCGCAGTAGATGGTCGCGTCAAGCTCGGCGAGAGGTTCCACGAAAGCGCGGTACGCCTCAAAAGCTGCCGGGAGCGGGGTTCCATCTCGCACGTATTCTTCAAAAGCTTTATGGACTCGTTCGCCATACATGGTGGCTTCGGTAGGCTGGGACTTGACGGATTTAAGGATTTTGACATGGTGGTATTGGCGCGGGCAGTTTTCAAATTGTTTGATTGCGGAATAGGAGTGGGCGAGTGCCATAGAAGTGAACCGGAGGTTTGTTTGGACCCCCAGTTTACCAGTCAACAGTCGCCGTAGGAAGCGCCCATGCCGGATTCGCAGGACAGGGGTAAGCCCACTGCCCACTTGGGGTTCCAGCTCATGCACTCCTCCAGATAGGCTTGGGCCTCGGCGGCTTCGTCCTGCTTGGCAACGATCGCGATAGCGTCGTGCACCGTCAGCACCACCTTGTACCGCTTGGCCACCCGCAGCATCTGCTCGGCCACCACCTGACGGGCCACAGCTTGGCAAATGTTCTCCACGACCTTCCCGCCGTAGATGCGAATCGGCAGTCCCTTGGAGTTGTAGACCAACTCGGCCTTGCCTGTCTCCTCGTTTGTTACCTTGCGCAGCTTGGGGTACTGGATGTGCAGGCCGCTTGGCAGCGTCAGACCTTTGCCGGGGATGGCCTTCACCAAACCCACCGCGTCGATCTGCATGGACTGCCCCATGGTCAGCGCCGAGAGCGCCTCGCCTGCGTTGCGCCAGAAGTCGGCGATTTTGAAGGACGTGCTGCGGTACGTGTCGATAATCCGCTTGGCTTCGTCAAGCGTAACTTCAACGCCCGCTTGGTTTTTAAGGAAGCCTTGTAGCTTAACGTGGCCGACCCCGTAACCAGCCCCAAGAACAACAGTCTTGCCAACCTGTCGCTGCGTCTTGTTGACGTCATCAGGCGAGCTACCGTAAATTTTCGACGCCATGAGTTTGTAAACATCTTTCTTGTCCTTGAAGGCTTGCACCAAGTCCGCCTGCCCAGCCAGCCACGCCAGCACACGGGCTTCAATCTGTGCGGAGTCACAGTCGATCACCACGTAGCCCTTGGGGGCCAGAATGGCTTTCTTGATCTTGCCAGCGTTCGCGCCGCGTGATGGCAGGTTCTGCAGGTTTACAGAATCTTGGCCGGACCAACGACCAGAATGAGCACCGTAGTAACGCAGAGGAACCGGAAACTTGCCGCGACGAGCCATCCCAATAAAACGCTCCGTACGAGTTTCCTCCAGTGTGGTTTTATTCCCGAGTCGGGCAGCCACCAGTGCTTGCACTCTTTCATCTTCATGTTCCTCAAGCGCCTTGAACGCTTCGTCTGTCTTGGCGAATGCCCATGCCGTCTTCTTGGTGGCAGGGCTGACCTTGGTAGGCGGCGTAATGCCCAGCGATTGCAAGGCCAGTGCGAACTTGTCGTTGGACATCAGCAGCTTCTTGATGCCGTCCATACCCTCGGTGTAGATTGCGTGCACGTAGTCTGGGTCAGCGTCCTTGAGCATGTGGTCGCGCACGGTCTCAAGCAGGGCCAGCTTAGATTCCTTCACGCCTTCCAAGTGGTCGTGCAGCAGCTTGGGGTCCAACTCCAGCACAGGCTCGATGAACATGCGCAGTGTCAGGTCGATCAGCTTGAGTTCTTGCTTGGGGAAGCCCGCGTCCATGTACATCATGAAGATGTCGTAGGTCAGCTCCACGTCGTTGATGCAGTAAGAGGCGTACCGTGCCAGCTCCGCATCGTAGAAGTCAGCGTAGCGTTTGCCAATCGCGTTCAGCACCTCGTCACCCTTGACTCCCACACCCATGCGTTCGGCTTGCGCCTTGAGGCTGTGTGCCTTGTCGTGCGGGTAGAGAGCCCGTGACATGCCCAGCGTGTCGGCCCACACCTGAGGCTTGACGCCGTAGTGCCAGTCGAGGATGGCACCATCGAAGGCTGTGTTCTGGCATACCACCATCGCATCAGACCAGTCGAAGGACTTGATGAACGCCTCGCACTCAGGCTTTGGCACCCACTGGGTGGGGCCGTCGTTGACCTTGATGGCAAAACCAATCAGCTCGAACTGCGGCGAACGCACGTAGTCCTCAGTGGTGATCTTGCTCAAGCTGTACTCGCGGTCGTAGTACGTCTCCGCATCGAACGTGACAATTTTCATATGAAGCTCTTGAATGGTTTGGTGTTGCGCATCGCGTACTCGATTTCTTGCTTGCGCTGCCGCTCCATCTCTAGCTTCTGCATCCCCATCTTGTACCTAGCCAGCTCCATTTGATGTTCCTGTCCGCCGTACTGCGAGGTGGCGGTGTTGGAGGAACCGATGTTGGCCATGGAGTTAGCCGCGCTATTGCCTGAGTAGATAGCACTAGGCGCCGCCCCCTGCCAAACGCCCAACCTGTTCGCACTGCGCCCGGTGGTGGTGCCCCACGACGTCTCCACTTCCGGTTTCGGCTGCATGATACTGGTCAGCACATCCTCGGCCAGCCACACTTCGTAGAGGTGCGTTTCCGCAGCGGCCATGATGGCAGTGGCATCGCGCTTGGACATCTGTCGATATTCCCCTTGCATGGAGTCGCGGGCCTTGTCCAGCAGGTTGGTGAACTTCCCTGCGTAACCCTTGAACTCTTCAGGGTGTTCCTTCATCTGGTCGATCAGCATCTTGGCTCCGTCCGAGCACTCCAGTTGGGGCTTCCCATTTGAGGTTGTTCTTTTTGGCATAGCGTTCACGCCTCCTTAGGTTTGCGTTTAACCGGCGCTCTTGCTCCGGTGTCAGCTTCGGTGAGTGGTCTTGCAAAAAGCTGGTAATTGGATCGGGGGTGGGCTGCTTCAAGGATGAACTCCAGTTGGTCGAGGTTCTCTTCATTGATGACCAGCGCGAGCCCGCCAGCTTCGTCAATTCTTTTAAGGTTCAAAGTTTGCAGGTCGGTCGGCTTGTTCTTGCCAGCCTTGGCTTCGATGCCGATGAACCGCCCGTTGAGACACGCCAGAATATCCGGGGTGCCGTTGTTGGCGCTGATGCCACCAATGTAGTTGACTGCATACGCCTTGTGCTTCTTGAGCAGTGCGTGAATCTTGGCTTTGACTTTTGCTTCAGGCGTTGCCATCTCAGTAGCCCCGCACTTCTTTGAGCTTCATCATGTAGTGCTTGGCCTTGCCTGCATCGTCAGTGCCATCCTTGCGGCCAGCGCGCAGGCTGTACTTAATCACGTTGCCTTTGAGGAAGCCGATGAACTCCTCGTCGGTCATCACGGCTTCCATGATGTGCCACGGCTGGATTGGCATGTCTTTGTAATGGTTGCCGCTGATCTGGATGTCATCGGCGTTATCGGAATCAGGGAACATTTCAACTTTCATCATAAGAGTGCCTCTTCAAGTGGTGGGATGGGTATGTCAGCGAACGGCAGTGTACCGATCACCAATGGGAACGGCCAGAGCCGGTTACTGCTTCTTGATGGTGTACATGGTGTTGCCTTTGGGCGGCTTGCCGCCGGTGTACTTGTTCGACGAGAGCTTTGCTTTGGTGTAGGTGTAGACGTTTCCATTGGAGTTTAGGTCCATTGCTCGGTTGTTTTTGTTCGCGACGAATGGTATGGCCGTAGCCTTGCCCACGCGCCAGTTAAATGCGTTGTTCGTTGATTTGGGTGTGCCATCAGGCCACGTTTCGGGGTATGTCATTTCTGCTCCACAATAGGCCGCATCTTCTTGAGGCGTAGGTTTTCCATTACATCATCCATCGCAAGCTCCAGCTCGCGCACCGTCACAGCTTCGAGCTGTGCGTCGTGTATCTCCATGCCAAGGTTCAGCGCCTTGAGTTCTTCACCGCGCACGATGAAGCGCATGTCGTTGGCAACACCGCGCCGGGCCAGCTCCAACAGGCTATCCTGTGCGGCTTGAATCTCAGGCAGCCAGTCACCGCCCACACTGCGTTTGCACAAAGCTTCGGCCACATTCATAGCGTCGATGATGGCGTCGATCTCGCGCCGCGTGGCCACGCCTAAACGCAAGTTGTTCATCGCGTCATAGTTCCTGATCTTGAGCGTGGTGCCAGCACTGATCGCATCGACGCGTTTCATGCCCGCCTGCACCCAAGTCATGGTGTCACGTATGACCCCCTTGGGTCGGTACTTACTGCGCTTTCTCATTGGGCTCTCGCTTTTAGCATGGCGTCTGCCATTGCGTACGCGGCCACTGCAATACGACCTCGCATACCATCAGAAAACCCGAGGCCGTCACTAAGATAGACAGCGGGGGCCGTGTCATCGTCTGCATTGGGTGCGCAAATAATCCCCTTCATCGCGTCGGAAGCAAAGTAGTCGCGCAGGGTCATGCCTTCGTTAAAAAACTTCGACCCGTATTCATCTTGCTCCCATGCTGGAAACGCTGGCCCACCTGTGTTTGTGTTGCTCATTTCCCGTCATCCTCAAGCAGTGCCCGCAGCTCTCGCAGTTCGCGCTCAAGGCGTTCGTTGCGTGCACGCAGTAGGCGGTTCTCAGCTTCGCACTCGGCAAGGGCCAAGTCCAGTTGGCGATCTTCTTCGTTCATGTGTTCTCCTTGTTGTGGCATGGTACGCAAACGCTCCCGTGCATAGGGCCCCCCGAGCCGCGAATGAGCGCCCGACACTTACAGCACATGATGCAGGCTGCGGTGTAGATG